TGAGCGGGAAAATCAGTCACGCATACTTGTGAGAAAAGACTATGAGCAGAAACTACCCCCGGCTGGACATCGAGACGTTTGGCCGACACCTGATCACCACCGGCGATCTGGACCCCATCTACATCGCCCTGGTCCGGGCGGAGTCCGCGGGCGACTTCTCCGTGCCGCAGCTCTGCCGTTGGCTCCTCGCATATTGGTGCTACTACCACGCCGGTGTCTCCTCCTTCCTCAGCGAGAAGGAGGGCGAGGAGTTCTGGCACTGGATGATGGTCGCGGCCCGCAACGAGGAGGAGACGCCCGCTGGGGGTCGCTGGCCTCGTGGGCATGAGCGCCGCCACTACCGGGCCAAGATCGCCGTGGACTCCGTGACCTCCCTCCAGGCCCGCTACGGCGACCGCCCGGAGAACATGGCCCTGTACGTGGGAGCCCGGGCGACGGAGGATGAGCGCCTGCCCTTCAAGACCGTCTCCGCCCGCGCCCAGGAGCACAACGGCTTCGGTCCGTGGATCGGCTTCAAGATCGCGGACATGATGGACAGGGTGATGGAAGTCCCGGTGGACTTCGACAACGCCGCCGTGTTCATGTTCAAGGACCCGGAGAAGGCCGCGATGATGCTGTGGGAGCAGCGCGAGGCTCACAAGTACCCGGAGAACGCAAAGCCCAAGCGCGAGGCGATCCTGTCCGGGGTCGCGGACTACCTGATTGGGCGGTTCGCGGACCTCGCAGCCCCGCCCTTGGGCGACCGCCCCGTGAACATCCAGGAGGTGGAGACGGTCCTGTGTAAGTGGAAGTCCCACATGAATGGCCACTACCCGCTCTGGAACGACATCCGGGAAATCAACGGCGGGCTCGAACCGTGGGCGGGCCGCTGCTCCGCCGCACGGGCCTTCCTCAACCACATGCCCAAGGAGCAGTGAGATGATCGTCAACAACACCCCGGTCGAAACCTATGAGCTCAACGGGGTCCCGATCCTCGTGAAGCGGGAGGACCTTTGCGCCCCGCTCCCTGGGCCGTCCTTCAGCAAGATTCGCGGGGTGGTCGCCCACATAAAGAATCGGCCTGAGACTACCATCGGCTGTCTGGACACGTTCCACTCGAAGGCGGGCTGGGCGGTTGCCTACGTCTGCCAGCAGCTCGGGAAACAGGCGGTGGACTACTGGCCCCGCTTCAAGCGCGACGGAGCCGCGGACGCCCCGCGCATCCAGCAGCAGTACGCTCGCCAGCTCGGGGCGGACCTCGTGGACATCCCGGCGGGCCGCTCCGCGATCCTGTATCACACGGCCAAGAAGCACCTGCGGGAGAACTACCACGACAGCTACCTGATGCCGAACGCCTTGAAGCTCCCGGAGTCGATCACGGAGAATGCCGCGGAGGCCGTCCGCACCGCCCCGTACCTCCCAGGCTCCGGGACCCTGGTCATCAGTATCAGCTCGGGGACGGTCGCCGCCGGGGTGCTCAAGGGCTTCGAGGAGGCGGGCCTGCTCAGCAACTACAACGTCATCCTTCACATGGGTTACTCGCGGAGCCAGGACGCCACCCGGGAGTACATCGAGAAGGCCGCGGGCCTGACCCTGGGCGACCGGATCACGTTCATTGACGAGGGCTATGGCTACGCGGACGCCGCCCGGGACGCCGTGGCCCCGTTCCCCTGCAACCCCTTCTATGATCTGAAGGCTTGGAAGTGGCTGAGTGACCCGCTCAACCTGGCTTCCGTCCATCCACGCCCCATCGTGTTCTGGAACATCGGGTCATGACGGACCGGCTCGCCTACTTCAACGACCGTTATCAGGAGGACCCGGAGACGGGGTGCTGGGTTTGGACCGGCTCTCGGGTCAATGGCCTGTACGGTTGCGCCAACATCGACTACAAGCAGACGTTGGCGCACCGGCTATCCTTCGAGCTGTTCAACGGCCCGATCCCGGACGGCGACAACGTCTGTCATCGCTGTGACCGACCGTTGTGCGTCAATCCCAAGCATCTGTTCCTCGGGTCCCAGAAGGACAACTTGGAGGACATGACGCGGAAGGGTCGCCGCGCGGTGGGGCAGTTCGCCGGTCGCCGGCACTCGGAGGAGACGAAGGCCAAGATGTCCGCCGCCCGGAAGCGGTGGTGGGCGAGTCGGGCCAATTAACGCCGCTTTACTTCTTCCGGGTAAGGCACTAAACTTTTTCGCAACAGATGAGGAGTTGAACTATGGACCACGCAGCATGGCTGAATGAAGAAACCGGCGAAGCCGCTCAGGAGGCTTACAAGTATTTCATGCGCCCGGACCCGAACCAACGGGAGTTCCTGGGCCCAATCGAGGAGGAGGATGACCCGCTGACCGGCATGCGCGCGAAGTTCCGCATGGCCAAGGTGGGGATGGTCCGCAACGCGAAGGATGACGACAAGAAGGAGGTCAAGGTGTATCTTGGCTTCAATGACGTCACCTACCTCCCGCACATCCGCATCCCGAACGCCAAGCCCCTTCAGGGCTGGTACCAGGACAAGCACAACGACAAGCGAGGCTCCCGCGCCCGCCCCTGCTTCAGCGAGGCGATCCTGACGGAGCCTTATGGGGGCTACTGCACCGTGGGTTGCGCCTTCTGCTACGTCAACAGCGGGTTCCGGGGCTACCGCGGCACCGGCCTCATCAGCGTCCCGGTGAACTACGGCGAGCAGGTCCGCAACATGCTCTCGAAGTCCCGGACCTCCGCCGCGGGCTACTTCTCCAGCTTCACGGACCCCTTCCTGCCGATTGAGGACGTGTACCACAACACCCAGCAGGGGGCGGAAGCCTTCGTGGAGTTGGGCCTGCCCATATTCTTCCTGAGCCGTCTCAGCTACCCGTCCTGGGCCATCGACCTCCTGAAGCGGAACCCCTACAGCTACGCCCAGAAGTCGCTGAACACCGGCAACGACCGCGATTGGCACAAGCTGTCCCCAGGGGCCATTTCCCTCCAGGACCATATTGACGAAATCGCGGAGCTGCGCCGTCAGGGCATCTACACGTCCATCCAGGTCAATCCGGTGGTCCCGGGGATCGTCACCCATGACGACATCCGCCACCTGTTCGAGCGCCTGGCCGCGGTCGGCAACAACCACGTGATCGTGAAGTTTGTGGAAGCGGGCTACAGCTGGGCACCGGCGATGATCGAACGCCTCCACAAGCGGTTCGGGCCGGAGCGCACCAAAGCCTTCACGGACCTGTTCACGGAGAACCAGGCCGGAGCCCAAAAGACCATCGCGGAGCCGTACCGGGTCGAAGCCCACCAGCTGTACCGGAAGTGGGCGACGGAGCTGGGCATGACCTACGCGACGTGCTATGAGTACCGCCGCGGGAAGCCCGGAACCGGCGAACCGGCCTGGCTTTCGATGGGCCGTGAAATGATCACCGCGGACCAGTGCCACGGCCAGCGCGTCCCGATGTTCACCCGGACCGATCTGGGCCAGCCCTTCCAGGAGGTCAAGGAGTGCGCCCCCACCGGCTGTCTCCACTGCGCGGACGACAACGATGGCAAGCCCCGCTGCGGTTCGGAACTGTTTGGGGCGGCGAAGGCTCTGCGCTCGCCCGACTTCAAGAAGATCGTGGAACCGACCCCGCCGGAGGAGGACGGCGGCGAGCGCAAGATCATCCCGATCACGCAGATTGACTGAGCAACCCAGGCGGGGCTCCGGCTCCGCCGTTTTCAACTGAAATGGAGAACCAAGATGAAGTACATCAACGTGCGGGGCTGTAACGGCTCCGGCAAGACCACCCTGCTGCGCTGCCTGGCCCGCGATCCGCTTTGCCACGTCATCAACGTCATCGTCCCGGACCACAAGCCGATCCCGGTGACGTATGCCCCGGGCGGCATCGCCATCATCGGGGACTACACCCCCGCCGTCGCCGGAGCGACCCCCGCCGGTCTGGACCGGATCAAGACCCAAGCCGCGGCCAAGGCCGTCGCGGAGCTGGTTGGGCGGGACCCGGACGTGAAGGCGGTCCTGTTCGAGGGCGTGGTGGTCAGCACCATCTACGGTCCGTGGCAGGAGTGGTCGAAGGCGAACGGCGGAATGATCTGGGCCTTCCTGGACACGCCGCTCGAAGTCTGCCTGAAGCGCATCCAGGAGCGCAACGGCGGGAAGCCCATCAAGGAGGACCAGGTGGCCGACAAGCACCGCACCATCGCCCGGGTCCGCGAGAAGGCCCTGGCGGACGGCGAGACGGTCCGCGACATCCACTGGGAGACGGCCCTGAAGGACATCAAGGCCGTCATCGAGAACTTGGGCTGAGGACCCCGACTATGACCACCCCGCGCATCAACGACATCGCCGCCTTCATGAAGGCTCGCCACGACATCTACCTGGACCGCAAGGCCGGGAAGCCCGGCCCCTGGACCGCGGACCCGGTTCTGCGTGATGGGCGGTTCTGCAACATCTTCCGGGAGCTGGACACGGTGACGATCTGGGTTGACAAGCATATCCGTCAGCCCTACGCGGACCACCCGCACCTCTGGTTCATGCTCGCCATCGCCCGCTACATCAACTGGCCGGATACCCTCGCGGAGCTGATCCAGACCAAGCAGTGGCCCGACAACCCTGACTTCGAGCCCTCCTGGCTCACGACCGCTCTGGAGCATCGCGCCGTCCGCGGCGATAAGGTGTACACCGGAGCCTACATGATCCGCGCGGAGTCCGACCCCTCCAAGGAGTGGTACAGCTGGACCAAGCATCGCTACATCGCGGAGATTGTCCTGGGCCGTCTCTGGCGCGACCGGGACGATTGGGAGGGGCTTCTGGACCGTTTCCCAACGAACTCCGGGGAAGCGAACACCCTGGAGAAGGTCTGGGCACGG